AAGAGCCAGAGCAGCAGGCGCGGCAGTCAGAGCAGGTTTAACGTCATTCATGACTTTGATGGGAACCTCTGTTGGTGCTGCATCAATCGCTGCTGTTGCTGGAACCGTTCTCGCTGGAGCAGGAATAGGTTATATTTTAGGTACAGCAATATTTGATAATGTAATCAGTCCTGCGATGGATAAAAAATTTGAAAGGGAACTTGCTCGGATGAACAGATCATCAGCAAGAAGCATGGGTATCGCACAAACAGAGACAGGCGAAGATGCATTTATAATAACTGATGAAACTGGTAAAGAAATAATAGTGGGTCGTAGCGAAGTCACTGATGAAATGATTGAGTCTGGTGAGGCGCGAGCCGCTACGTTCTTTACTGATCCTAATACGGGTCAAAGAATAGGCGGTGCATTCGGTGAAACTGTTCAAACTGGTGATGTAGGACCATCCGTAGCAGAACAGGTTCAAGCAGAAGATCCAGCAGCAAGAGCATTATCAGCGAGATACATTACTCCTCTTCGTATTTTAGAGGGAAGAATGGCAGCGATTGCAGATCAAATTGTAAATGAGTCGGACGAGGGAAAGAAAACACAACTCAAAGAAACTTTTAGGGATCTTGCAAAAGAGTATTATACTAAGGTCGAACAATTAGAAGATGATTCTCTAATTAAGAGAGACTTAGGACCAGATAGATTCAATCAAGAACTTGAAAATTTAAAATCAACCATGTTTTATAAAATGGGTGATAAGATGACAGGTGGGTTTCTTGGTCTTGGAGCATCATTATCTCCTCGTATGGGTTTCGGTAGTTTTCATGAGGCGCTTCAAGAAATCGCTTCGGGTAATGTCGTTGGTGTTGATGATACAACCACTAGTTTAGGCGCAAATACTGGGGGGTCATTAACAACCACTGTTATAAATGCGAATAATGATGTTGAAAATGCTAGAGGATCTGAAACGACACAAAATAATAGTGTAGGTATGGTAAATAATACTCAGTCTAGTATAAACTCAGTTCAAAATACGACTGTTTCTGGAGCGTCCACTCAGACACAAAACGGATCATTTAGAGCATCTGCATCTGAGTCGATGCGAGGACAACTGCTTGCGTAATAAAAAAGAGGGCCCCGAAGGGCCCTCTGAGAGAGAAGAATAGCGTAGTATCAACTATTCTCGTTCATCAAATCCTCAAAATAATCCATAGTGGATTGCTTATCACTTGAACCGCTCTCTGTTGAATCACTCACACTCTCGGAAGGTGTGGGTTGAACATCCTCAATCGTTTTCTCCTTTACAGGAGCAGAGGCGCGGATATCAGTACCAACGACTGCATCAAGTTTTTCTTTCAATTCATCATATGACTTGAAAGTTTCAGGATTAACAAACTCTCCGAGTTTGTGTTGTTGATTCCAGACACGCTCCAAAGCGGAGTCATCACCCTCAAACAATTCTGTCGATGGAGCAAACTCAGACTTGTCGTAGTTTACATAACCACCAACTTTACGAATCTTCAATTTGAAGTCCGCACCACCCCAGAAGTCGAATGGGTTGAGCGGTTCTTCATCTTGAAACTCAGGTTGCATCGCTTCTTGGATCTTATTGAAGATCTTTGGACCAAAACGATAGAGGAAAACTTTACCCTCGTTATCAGGGTTTGCAGGATCAGAGACAACCATGATGTTAGACACATACCGTGTTTGACGCTTACGGGCGCGAGCGATATCTTTGTCAGACTCAACACCGCTGTTCCAAAGACGACTGTTCATTTCAGAAACAGGATCTTTTTCATTCAGTGTCGTGCGAGACTTTTCGATGTACCAACCGCCTGGACCTTGGAAAGTATGCTCGTAATACTTAGCCCACGGAAGTTCCTCTCCCTCACAAGCAGGAAGAAAACGAATCACTGCGTATCCGTTACCAGATTGATCTCGTTGAGGCATCCAGAAGCGATCATCCTTGTAGGACTCCTTCTTATTCATTTGTTCTAACTTCGCAGTTAGATCCCCGATGCTACTCTTTGAACGCTTTTTAAAATCAGAAAATGAACCCATATTTTTATCCTTTCCGCGAGGAACTCCCCCGCACTAAACTTCGCGGGAACTCCCCGCTTCGATGTATTTATACCATAAACGAAAAACGATGTCAACTTAAAAAGGTAGTTTTGGTTTCTTTGAACGGATTAAGTTTAAGTCTCTGCCTTCTATTTCAAGTTTTTCTTTAATAGGCTTTGTAAGAAACTTACCTATTACCTCGATGTCAATCTCGTTCTCTTCCGCCACTTTAACAACAGCGTCTATATAAGATGTCTTGAAGTTTCTTGCATGACTCTCGACTTTTTCCGATACGTCTTTTAATTCTGGTATACCCATATCAACTCCTTTTGTTGAATTATAAGGTGTGTCAGATTCAGGTCAACTATTTTTCCTATATATTTATGTTACTTACAGGAGATATCAAATGGGATTCGAACCATACCTAGCGTCAGGTCAAACAGGTGATAATGTTATTATTGGTGGTGCTACTTATACAATCGCAACTGACTTTGGTGCAGGTGGTGGAACAGGTTTTACAGGCGCACACGTTCAAATCGTGAAACCTGCTTGGGGTGATACTGATACAGTTAATCGTGTATCTAGGATTAAACCACTCCCCGTTCAAATCATGGGATCTTCGAACTCCCACACAGGGTATACGGGTGCGATTATCGATGCAGCATCCGAGGCTCTAAAAGTAACTGGTGGTGTTCGTCTTGAGAACGAAAGAATCAAGATCGGTGATATGGGTAATCATAACGCCAGAACAAACGTTACGGTTACATCTATAATTCAAGTTGTTGGTCCTACGTTTGGTAAGAGCGGTCCTACCGCTTACGGTCCTGGCAGAATCAGTGAAACGCACTTTGCTCCAGTGAAAGTTACTGGTAGCGTTCAAAGTGTGGGAGCAGACATGGTTCCGTTTAGCATCACCTTTGGTTCGAAGTCTGCAAAACCAGAGATTCGTAGTCTGTACGCTGGTCCTCTGGGTTACACGGGAGCAACTGGTTATAAATTAACAACCGAAAACAGAAGAACACTCGAAAAAGATATTGATACCGTTGCAGTTCAAGGTATGCGACATGGTACTCCTGTTGGAATTACAGGAACAACAGGTGGTTTACGAATTCGTAAATTACAATATCCATCAAACGGTGTTCCATCATCGTTAGAAACTGCTTTCCAAGGTAACACCGATGGTGATCGTGTTGGTATCATCGGTATCAAGGGTGCTACCGCAGTTGAAGTCACTGGTGGTGTGCGATTATCTCACATGCCTGCTGGTGGTAGTTTTGAAGTAAGAAGTCTTGAGTATGGAAGAGACAACGTTGCAGTTGGTGGTTTCGACGGATCTACTGCTGCTCATGTTAAGATCTTTGATTCAAGTGGTAATCCTCTTGGTGTGTCTGGTAACGGAGCGTTGAAAGTTGCGATTGATAACGGAACATTCACAGGTAACGTCACCCTCAGCACAAACGTGCATGTGAAGAATGCTACAGGAGATGGTCTTAAGATTAGAGGTATCACAGGTAGCGAAGTTGTGGTCAAGGGACCGCTTGGTGGAGGTGCTATAGAAGTTGCAAGTCCATCTGGTTTAAACACGAGAGCGTTAACATCAGCGACCGACACAGTTAGTGTTGGTGGTGCGATATCAGAAAATGTTCAAGAACTCAAAACATCTTTGAATAATCTTTTCACAAACTTCTTCTCTGAACTTGGTATGAGAGCCGATACGTTCAATATTAGAAGTGATGTTAGAGATGTTAAAAATGATATTGATACGTTCTTGCGTACAGCATCCACAGGTTTCACTGCTGGTCAGCAAACTGCATTTAATGTTGTAGTTACAGAAAACAAACAACCACCAGCACTCGTCTCTGGATCTGTTGTAGTTTCGAACAATCCTCGTAACTTGGGTAATAATGTGATTACATCGGGTGTTCATATTCAGGCTGATCCATCTAATACAGGTTCGATTGTAATCGGTGGTAGAAGCACAGTCACCAATGCAAACACTGGTTTTACAATTGAGCCTGGAGAGAGTATCTTCTTAGAGATTAGTAATACGAATCAAATTTTTGCATCGAGTAAAAATAGATTACAGCAAACTATAAACTTCATCGGGTCGTAAATATGAAACCTTCTTCTCAACGAAAGAGAAAAGCGAAGAAGCAATCTGTTGAACAATCATATGTCGTACAAAAAACATTTGTATCGTTGGGTATGGTATTTCAGAGATCTGTTAATTTAAGAAAAATAACTCAAACCGATCTCAAAGGATTCCCGAATCGAGTGATCGTAGGATTTTCTAATCAAAGAAACTTAGTCATGTTTGAGTATGACAGTCTGAGTGATCATGACTCCGATAGCATATCAGGTTTTTTCTCTAATTTAAAAAGTGGTGACTCTTTTGAGATTCCAAAAGGACTTGGTGAGTGGACAGACGGAACACAAAAGAAGTCAGACATACTCGCTGGGACATATAAATTTAGAAAATATAAAAACAGTAGTTTTATAATTGCAGAGAAAGATAAACCATTCTCTGGTGAGATGTATCAAAAAGTTTTGTTGGGTAGACATTTTTTACGACCATTACAATTTTCAAAGGATCGTAATTTAAATAGTAATAAAACGTTGAGCAAAATACTAAATTATGTCAACGCACCGAGTTTTACAACTATGGGACTGGATGTTGGATCGGTTATAAAAATTGAAGGGTCACAGGGAAACAACTCACAGTTTACTATATTACAAATGAATAGTGTAGATGGTTTAGAGGAGATGGTAGTTACTCCGCAGATCAGCATCGATGAAGATCGTATTGGTATGGAGACTAAAATAAATCTCTTAACGGTGAATAAAAAATCTCCACAAGGTGTTACAGCAAATGCAAATATTTCACAACCCCTACGGGAAAATAACGTGATCAACCGTAGAACACCAGCAAGTGTGACGGAACCAGCGGAGATAGGTAGAAATATACGAAGACAAACTACAAACAGAAAT